TAATACCTTCAAGAACCTTTGGATCAGCTCCACGTCCAGCTAATTCGTAGTATCTGTTTGAGATATCTCTATAGTCTTTATTATCTAGCCTACCGTCATCAGTAGCTAATTGCTGTGCAAGTTCATTGATTTCCATCTCTGCACTTAGCTGCTTCTGCTGTGCTTCTAATGCCTGTACTTCTCTGACTTCTAGTTTTGCCTTTGTTTTTGCATTGTTAAGTACAACCAAAGCATCTGTATATCCAAAGCTCTTAAGGTTTCCCACCTTGCCATCTTTTGTAATTATAGCTTTTTCAAGTTGTTCGATTTCATCTAAATTCAATCCTGTAGATGCTAAATATTCCATCGTGTCCTTCATCGAACCCGGTCTTGGATTATTTGCAATCGCATCCATCACACCTTGTGCATTGAATGACCCACCACTACGTGCAATATCATAAACAGTTGCACGGTGATCTCTATCGGCATCCTTTCCTACCTTGTCTCTTGTTTCTCTATTAAGAACCTGCTCTGCTCTGTCTAGAGCACGACGCATTGCTGGATTGTATGCTTTCTCTAGTATTTGTTGTCCTGGTGTCAGGCCATCAATTGTCAACTCAGCACGCATCTTCGCATCGGCAGTAGCTATCTGCTTACGCTTTTCTTCAATCGATAAATTGGGATCATTATTTATCTGATTAATTATCTGAGCATTTATGTCTGCTTGCGCTCTTAATACATTTGAATTGGTAATGTAGTTTTTGTATCCACTTCCTTTTACTAGGTGTTTGTCAAAAGCGTCAATAAACTCTTGTGATTTACCTTCTTCTAAATACTGTTTAATTATATTTGTTCTTTGAAGCTCTGAATTTGATATATCGCTATTTATTAACTTAGCGTTTTTGAGATCCTGGTGAGAATAATTGTGAGTAAAAGAAATTTGGTTAATTGCTTTTAATTGTAACTCTTTGTTCTCTTTAACGATACTAGATGTAACATCAAATGCAGCCTTAGAGAAATTAATAAAAGCACCTAGCTTATCAATCTTATATTTATCTTCGTTTTGTTTTTTGATTAGCTCAGTTTCATAAGCTTCTTTTGCGTAGCTTATTTCATTGTTGATTTCGTTTGTTCTTACTTGCGAAGAAGCTTTACGAAAATCTTCCTGTAAACCTTGTGCTTGCTTTTGTGCTTGTAAGAAGATTTCTTGACTTCTTTGTTGGAAGGCTTGCGCCCTATCCATACCCCGAAGCTGTCTACTCGCTTCTCTTTGTATCTTAGGGATTTCATCGGGTACAGTTAGCTGATTATCAGAAAAACTTCCTTCCCTAGCTGATGATTTAAATTGTGCCATTTACCTCGAATAACTTGGATAGAAACTTGAACTTAAAGTATTGAGTCCTGCACCGATTGTCCCGAATGTTGATACGCCATTTGCTAAGAAACCTGTACTGCTTAACATTGATCCAGCAGCAGCGCCACCAAACAGTCCGCCAGCAGCAAGAGTACCAACTCCACTAGCAACACCTGCAACCATTCCACCAATCTTCAAGACATCTCCGAAGTTAGATGAAGCTGCATTCTCCCTTCCTAATTTATAATGGAAGTCTTTTTCGTATTCTAATCTTTCTGCCGGAGTATAATCAGGGAACTCCTGATACTGTGGCCTCATAAACATTTCTATGTAATCCGTTGTCTCAGGATTATCATACTCTGCATAAAATTCTTGTGGATTAGTAATTGCAGGTGGACGTTGAGGCGCTAGCATTACGGATGCTTCTGCATTCAAATCTGCTTGCATTCTTGCGTTAGAAATTTTTTTTCTAACAATCGCATCCCGTTCGGCAATACTTTGTCTTGTTGCAGATATTTTAATTTTATCTACTGCTAATGACGAATCTAGTTTTGTACTTTTAAGTGTGTAGTCATTGTTTGCTGCATCTCGTGCAGCTAAAACCATTGTCTGATCTAAGATCAACATATCTCTTAGCTGTGCAATGCCTAGATCAATGCCCTGCTCGGCATACATTAAGCTGTTTGCAATGTTAGCTCGCAATGCACCTGACTCAGCCATTACACCCAGTACAGCCTTAGCTGATGACCTACCAGCAGTACCTTGTGCTCTAATAGTTCCAGCTGCTTTCATTCCTTCGATGATTGCTTTCTGTGCTTCTATTTGGCTTTCACTACGTGCTTTACGCCGTTCTATTTGATAAGCACCTAGATCACCAGTGAACTTTGCTTCATTCTTAGCCTCTTGAAAGTCTGCAGCTACTAGCTTATTATTACGTTCTAACTTTAATCCGCTAGTTGCATATCCATATTCTAGTAAAGTATCACTTTCATCAAACATTACTCCTAAAAGATCATCTCTATTTTTAGCATTCTGCTCCATCATGGCAGCAGTTTCAGCCATTATATTGAAGCTTTTTTGAGCATTCGCTTGTTCAACTGACTTATCATAAACACGTGTAGCTGTGTTAAATTCAAAATCTTGTCGAGCTACTTCTTGTCTGTATTGCTCTACCCTTTCTTTTTCAGTAAACCTTAGATTGTCTTCATTATATTGTATATCTGCTTCGTACTGTCCTCTAGCTAAATCATATTCCTCCTTCCTTTTTTCTTCATTAAGGTTGTATTGTTTTTTGTATTTTTTCCATTCCGCTATTTCCTGTTTGCGTTTGTCGTTGTTTCTATCGCTTGCGCCAAAAAGAGACATTACTTTCTCCTATAGAATCGTGGGGCATAGTTTCCTTCCCACATCATCGCGTTTACCGCAACAGGGAATGGTGAGTTATTAAACATCCTTACTTTAAAATTTTCTGTACGTTGATGTACAGGTAGTGTAAACACTGTTTCGTTGTCTAATGGCACGTCATTTGCTAGATAGTTGTTTGCTTCAATGACTGGATTTGTAAGGAACCATTCATCGATATACATCTTGATTACGTCATCATCTTCTGGTGCAGTATCAAATTCAATAGTTGTATCATTAGTGAAGCTGAAATCTGTAGTAGCAACACCGTTTAATGATATTTTAATATCTGTCCTGTCTTCGTAATCTAGATCTTTTTTATTAAATGGGAATGTAGTAGTTGATCCATCACCAGTAAAACTAATGCTGTAAGGCATCCTCCCCTTTTGCTTTACTTTAAAGCTCATGTTTCCTGATAGTCCTACAGAGAACTTCATTCTTGCAATTGCTAAGTTTGCAGTAAAGTCTGTACTTTTCTCTTCAGGCCGATAATATGTAGTAGGCAGTTCAACATCAAAGTTATACTTAAATCCTACAATAACATCATCTGCAATATCTGTAAGATCTTTTTGTGGAACTATGAAGTATGCCCCTGTATCATCACTATCTCGTGCTGGTGTAATGGTAAACCCTGATTCAACAAATGTACCAGTACTTGTATCACCTTTGATTATTAGTGAAGGTGCAAGTTCTGCTACATCATTATATGGTAAGTAACATCTAGAGAGGTCTTCAGTTTCGTCATACACAACGCTGGATGCAGTTGCATAGAGGTCCATACAAGGGTTTACTCGCTGTCCTTTGTTGTTAACAACGATTGCTTCTTCTGGACTTTGGCTTAATGCAGCCTTCAGTATTACTACTTGATCTCCCTGCTTAGTTACTGCATACATGTCATCTGAGTCGATGTTTATGAATTGTGTATTACCAGGCATAATCCAACTTGTCCACGATTCCATTAGATTCTTCTCGCCATCACTGTAGTACCTAAAAATAAATACTTCCTTTTCTAATTGAGACGACATAGCAATCATTGAGTTTTGCGGACTAGCTACCAAATGATCGATTTCTGGTGAAATCCATTCCTTTACTACTCGCGATAAATCGAGTACCTGAGGGTTCTGCTGTTGCCCCTTAGTCACCATACTAAAGACCCTTGTATAGCCAGGAGTCTTACTTATGAAGTTAATATTAGTACCGACATCAACAGGGTCTACAGTGTTATCCATGTCAAAATTGGAGATAGCTCTGATGGTCGCCAGTGTTGGTGTAAGCACTCCACTATCAGAGAACAGAATGAACTGCTGACGTGCTGAGAATAGAATCACACCTTGTGCAGTTGGTAGTACTGCATGCAACGAAGTTGGGATAATTGAAGAGCAACTGATGTCTATTGGGTCTGAATCCAAGGTTGCTTGTGCTGTTTCAAAGTAGAAGTTGTAGTACTTTCCAGAACGGCTCATACATACATTATCTTTTGAAAGGAAGCCTAATCTATTGTTATGGAAGAAGCCTGCTGAGATTCTTTCACCAACAAATGTGGGATGACTGTTGGTTGTATCATCACCAATCGCCCTTTCAGTATAATCAATTTGTCGGAAAGTAAAAGCATTAGTATCCGTGTTGATTAATTCGTGTGGCATTGTTGAATTATCCAACCCTGGTGATACGTTCGGCCCTATAGTCTCTTGCCAGAAACCACGTCCATTTACACCATCATCAGCCGTAAATTCTGCATAGTAATCATCTGTAGTTGTTATGGTGTTAACAACTTTTACTCTATGACCATGAAAGGTTTCAATCGGTAATAAGCCAATACTAGATACTTCGTCTTGAAATGCAGTTAGACCACTGTTAGTTACACCACCTCTTACTTGTAAGGTAAATGTTGTAGGTACTTCATTTATCTCACGTGTTATGTCTAGGCTAGCGCCTCCATTCCTTGTGACTGTCCATGTACCTTCAAAGTCATCATTTTCTGCAGTTTGTTGAGCAGTGATGCCCTCTTCAATTGCAGTCTCTAAAGCTGTCAGTACATCATCAAATGTGAAATCTGTATCATCTGCAGTTACTGTAAATTCTTCTCCTTGAATTTCAATAAAGTATTCTGCCTGTGGAGCTGTTGTTTCTAAAACAATAGTTCCCGATGCATCTGTAACTGTGTCTGGTGTGTCTTGAGCTGTTACAACTACATTATTGTTAATTACAATTGTTGTGTCTTGTACAGTTAGTAGCTTGTAGTTTAATTTCGTACCTGAAAGGTAATCTTGTGCATCAGTAGCGTATGTAACAGTACAAACTGCTCCAGTTACAGCATTCCAGATAAAAATGTCTGTGTCTTTTATGCATCCTATGTAGATTTCTTGGTTATCTCTATTAATATAAAACCACTTAGAATCGTCATAAGTTGTCCCTGTTCCTAGGTTTGCAATATGCTCGAAACCTGGCCTTTTGGTAAGACCATAGGTTGCATCAGGAAATCCGTTGTAGCACTCACGGACCTGACCGGGGAGCATTTTGTCGTCTGATTGTTTAGATACTCCACCAAGGTAGTTAGGTATCCGTTGAGTTACTGCTGGCATTTATCGGTAAAGAGCGTTGTATGGTTTGTAGCTGTTGTACGTATTTGTATCACCAGGATGTCCAAAGAAGGTGTAGTCACCTTGGTTGCATTCATATTCCATAGCCATTGCCCTATTGAAACTCTCTTTTTGTCGGAGCATTTCATACTGGGTTGTATCACCAACTATCCTGCTTGACACTGTTGTTGCTGCTTTACTTGTAATAAAGTCTGCAATTGGGGTAGGAAGATCCACCCAGTCAAATAGCCATGTGATATCACAAGCTACTTTATCGGTGAATTTATATGTGTGGTTTGCTTTATCGTATAGTTTACCGCTTCGTCTGATTACATCAAGTGCTGTGTTTGCTGCATTCCTTGATGCATCAATTTGCAAGATGTTATTTGGAATCTTTATTTCATCATCAGTGTCAGGAGTCATGTCGTAATGGTACTCCTTATTGAATGACCATCCTTCCGCCTGTACTTCCCGTGAGACTTCTAACAAAGTCTGATAGGCAATCGCAACGTCCGGGTTGGTTTGATCTAGGGTTGTCACAGGCGCTTGACCACAT